GCTGCAGAATCGTGACCTCGTCGGTCGGCCACGCCATCGACCCGATCGGATCCAGGCCGAAGATCTTCCCGGGCATCTTGCCGGTGTAGGCGATACTCTCGTTGGCGATGTTGCCCTGGTAGACCTTCAGAAACTTCTCGTTGTCCAACAGCGTGGGCAGGATGCCCGGGTTGAAAACGATGGTGTCGGCCTGGAAGCCGTACCACTCCTCGTCACTGGCCACCGCGGGCTTGGCCTCGGCCACCTCGCGGATGCCGGTGGCGATGTCCAGACGCGGGTTGCCGTCCGTGGTGTCCCACTCGTTGGCCACCGGCAGGGATGGCAGCGACCGCAGCAGAGTGCGAGCCACCTTGTCGTCCGCGCGCTTGAAGGTGTTGGTCAGCTGCGTGATCTGCCGCTGCACCTCGCCAACGTTGTTGGCCTTGATCATCTCCCGCGAGATCCGGATGGCCAGACCGCGCTTGTTGGCGTACGCCACGACGGGCACGCCGCGCTTGCTGGTCGCGACCGGGATCTCGCCGAACTCGGCGATGTCCTGGACGTCCTGCTCGAGGAACATCGGATCGCCCTCGGTGTAGGCGACGATGCCGTTGCTGTTCTCGCCCTCGTCGCGAAACAGCGCCTCGCTGATGAACTGATTGAGCATCAGCTCTTTGATCTTCGTGGGGATCATCAGCGGGTTGCCGATCAGATCACTGATCGTGATCCGGGGCCCGTCGTTGACGCTCACAACTGGAGTGGTCATCTTCGTTGTCTCCTTGTGGATTTCGGGATGGTCAGCGGGTCCGGACCCGGCCGGTCGCCTTGGTGGCGACGACAACGCCGCCCGGTTCTGCGCACCAGCCGATGATCGAGCGGGCATCCGGATCGGCACCGGCCGGTGAAACGTCGCCGTTGGCTGCAGAAACCAGTGCGACACCCTCGGCGCAATCGGCGGTGTAGGTGACACCGTCGACCTCCATGCCGCCGTACGCGACGGCGACCTTGGTGGGCTGCGGGACGGCAGCCAGCGTGGCGGGGTTGCCGCTCGCGGTGGCTACCACGTCCTCGGGTGCGATCGCGTCGTTGAGCGCGATGCCCACCACGTTGAGCGCGGTGGCGCCGGCCACCACGCAACGGCCGGGGGCCGCGCCCGCGGCGACCACGTCCCCGCCCTTGACGACCGTGTTGTCGGCCGGGGTGTAGGTCTTCGGGCCTTGCTTGAAAACGACTGCAACGCCGGACATATCAGAAGCTCCAGTTCTTGTAGGCGGGGTTCTCGGTGACGTTCTCCACCGGCTCGGTCGCGTGACCGAGCTCGGACAGCGGAATTGCGGCCTCCTGCAGGGTCTTCTCCAGCAGGGTGGTGGTGCCCTCGCGGTCGGCCGACATCATGGCGATGAAGTGATCGCGCCGGGCCGGCGTGATCTTGCCCTTGCTGATCGCCGCGTCGACGACTCTGGTGTCGTCCTCGCGCTGTTGCCGGTCGCGTGCTTCCCGGCCAGCGGCCGCATCGGCGGTCAGCTGGTGCGCGATCTGCGAATCGAGCACCGTCAGGCCGAACCGCTTGGCGGCTGCAGCGATCTGCTCGGGCGTTGCCTCGACCTCAGCGGCCGGCGCAGCGGGGGCGCCGCTGTCGCTGGTGGCAACCGGCTCGACCGTTCCGGTGCCGCCGTCCTGGCCAGCAGCGTCCAGCGCCTGATTGACCGCGACCAACAGGGTCTCGTCGTCGGCGTCGGCGGAGATGCCGAGCTTCTGCGCGAGGCCTTCCTTCAAAGTGGGCATTGTGGTGCCCTCCTTTCCTTTTCCGTCCTCGGCCTGCGCGGCAGAGGGGTCTGTGGGGGTGGACGCCGCGACCGGCCGGGCCTCGGCGCGACTCGCGAACGCCATGGCGGGCTTCTCGGCGGCCGTGCGGGCTTCGACGTACTCGACCTTGACGGCCTGGCCCTCGCTGAACTCAACCTCGGCATCACCGATGATCGTGTACGGCACGCGCTGCAGCGAGTCGTCTCGGTCGTTCTGAACGATCAATTCCGGTGGGTCGACGTACATTTCGCGGATCCACAGGTACCAATCCGGATTGGCTTCGTAGTACGCCTTGCGGATCTGATCTGCGGTCGTACCGGCCAGCGCGATACCCGCGGCAGCAGCTTTCGGCATGGTGGTCTCCTTCTGAGGTGCTTTCGTGTAGAGGTCGTAAAGGGATTCGAGCGTGCCGATCCCGGGCCGGATCACGCCGAGCAGCGCGACCGCGTGCACCACAAACGGGTGGGTGTGACCGAGCTGGCACACGTAGTCACGTTGGAATTCGCCGCTGCGGTCGGGATACGAGCTGGCAAGCACCGCACGGCCTTCGCTGTCAGCGTCAGCCAGCCAGCCGGGAACACCGGCGAAGTCACCGACGAGCGTCTGCCCGTCCTCGGTGAGCCTGAGATTGTCGACGATGCCGATCGAGGGGTCGCCTTCGCCCGGCTCGCCGGTATGGCCGAACTTGAGCACCGGACGCCGTACGGCCGGGCAGTCGAGTGCGGCTACGGCTGACGCCAGGTCGGCGGCCGAAGGGTGCCAGTCTTCAGCGTTGCTGATGTCCCAGTAGCCCACCGAGGCGATCTCAACCCCGGGGACGGTGGCCAGGACCGGGGTGGCCGGAACGTCTACCACTGCAGCGCAATCTGGTCGGGATCCACGGCCCGGCGTCGAGCTGGCCGCGTCTCGGCGGCGACTGGCGCAGGCTTGGGCGCGGGTGTGGGTGCGGGCTGTTCTTCCGGCTGAGGGACGAACGGCGGCTGCTGCACCGGCTTCGGCTCGTCCTCCGGTTCGGGCTCTGGGGGCTTGGCCGGCAGATTGAGCCGCTGCCGCAATGTCTGTTCCACCAGCACATCTGGCGACAGCAGCCCGGCCTCGACAAACATCTTGAGACCGGCCGCGGTTGCCTCCTGTTCGGCGCCGATCTCGTCGGCCACGATCAACGGTGCCGGAACGTCGGGCCCGAAGTTAATGTCGACCAGGTCCTCGACGATGTGCTCGTTGCCAATCCGAATGAAGTACTGCAGCATCGCGTTCTCGGCCAGAGTGAATGGATCCTGCTGAACCGTGGCCAGCGCATAGCTGCCGCCGCGGTCCAGGTTCAAAAAGTGCGCCATCGGCTCCAGCGCCATCATCTTGTCGTGGAACACCAGCATGGTCTGGATATCCGGCAGACTGCCCGACACACCAAGCAATTTCAGGTCCTGGTCGGGCCCGAGACCGACACCGGAGCCCAGGCCGACCTGGTACGCCGAGGCCAGCTCCTTCATCATGTCGACTTCGTCCTGATTCGGTGTGCCCGCCTTGCCGACCGGGACACCCATGCCATTGCGCTGCGCGGCGGCCGCTTGCACCCGCATCAGCTGGTTTTTCAACACCCAGTGCTTATAGGCCGAGCGAATCAGGCTCTTGCCCATCCACTTCCCGGGCCGCTTCTCGCGCGTGTACACCACCAGGCGGTTGATCTTTATCTCAGCGGGCGCAACCCCGTACATCACCTTGCCCGTCGACGCCGGGGCCATCTGCGTGATCGACTCCAGACCGCCGTCCGCGGCCACGTTGAACTTCTGAATCGTCCACTGCGGCCGAGGCGCCAGCTTCCGGATCCAATACCGGCCGTCGTCGTCCTGGCGGTACGTCTGCTCAAACACAGCGTGCCCGTACTGATTCGTCGGTGACACCGCCTCCTCGAGGTGCTGCTCGTAGGAGAACCGGTCACGACGCCGGCCAGGCTTGCGGACCTTGTCCTCACCGAGCAGCGGCAGATTCAGATTCTGCGAGACAAACTCGGCGACCTCTTCGGGCGCCCCGTTCGGATCGATTCGCTTCGGAGTCTTCAGGATCGGCTTGGCCACCACACCGAGCAGCGACCCGATCCGGGTGTCGTCGTTCTCCATCTGGGTGAACATCGCGACCGACTGCGGATGCTGCAGCTCTGGCACCTTCTCGAAGGGGTCGCATGCCAGCCAGAAATTCGCGGCCCCGGCAGCGTTGGTGGTGGCGGGCACCACGTAGCCCTTCTCCGTCGTCGGGGCCGCTGTCTGCACTCGCTTCGTCACTCGTCACCGCCTCTCGTCGGTCAGAAATTCGCTGTCATCACGTTGAAATCGCCCGCACCGGGGCCGCCCCACTGGTGCTGGCCGCTGCTCGGCCGCTGCGGGCCCGCGCCGGCCCGGTCATAGGCGGGTTTGGGCGGGGGACCCGCCTGCTGGGCGCCGTAGCGCCGTAACGCCCAGTGCGCCAACGACGCCGCCACCAGCGGGATCGCCACCCCGTTCTCGTCCTCCAGCCAGGCGAAGTCGCCGCCCGGGAGCTCGCGCATGGTCGCGCTGCTGGCCGCGTCGTTCAGAATCTCCTGATCGCTGTGCGACAACTTGCCCGCCAGCGCGTCGTTGAGCAGACCGTCGCACGCATGGGCCATAACCGATGTCCCGGTTATCTGCGGCTCGATGCCGGCCTCGATCAGCAAGGGCTCCAGCACCGATGCGCCGTTCTTCTCGTCGATGAGCAGCGCGATCGGGTTCCACTCCGTGACCTTCGTAATCAGGTACTCGGCGATCTCGGTGTGGTGACCGGTCCGCACCGGGCCCACCTCGATGTGGATCCGGCCGTCTGCGGTCATCTGCGCCGCAGTGATTGCCCACCGTCGACGATTCCGCGAGCGATGCACCGCGATCGCGCGCGCACCCACCAGCTGTGCTTTTGGATTGGCCAAGTTGTCCCACACCGCCTCGAATGGCGAACCGATCTCGTCCTCGTCGGGCGGGTAGTCACCCCATCCCAGGTAGTCGGCGTCGAAAATCGCCCGCTGCTCAACCGTCTTGGCCTTCTGCAGCTTCGAGCGAATCTCACGTTCGTTGGTCGCGATCCCGTACGACGGCTGCGCCAGCGCCCAGGACTCCGGATCGCTTCGGACCTTGTCCCGGGGCGCGGCATACAGCGCGTAGTACAGATCCGCCGCCCGCTTGTGCCCGAGCCGATGCAGGCCAGCCAGGGTGTGGCACTTCGGGTGGACAGCGGCCACGGGCGCGGTCGAGATGTACACCGTCTGCGGGTTCTTGGCCGCCGACTGCGCACCGGTGAGGTTCGCCTCCTCGCCCGGGTCGATGTCGTAGGCCTCGTCGAGGATGAGCAGGTCGATCTCGGTGTAGCCACGACCGAAGTCCTGTGAGCGGGGCCCGAACTCGACCTCGCACACGATCGCGTCGGGGTTGCCCGAGTCCGGATCGCACAGCTTGATGACGCCACGGTTGCCGGACTTCGATGGCTTCTCGTACAGCCGCCGTTTGAGCCACGGCACCCGGTTGATCACCGCCACGACGCGCTTCCACACGTCATAGGCGGTCGACCAGCGCTGTGCTGTGTAGATGATCCTGGGGGATCTCAGCACGAACATGTGGAACAAGATCAGCAGCACGATGAGCAGGGTTTTGCCCTGCTGCCGTGTTGCCTCGATGCAGACGTCGCGGTGAGTCCAGAGCCGGATCGGCTCGCGGTTCTCCCGCTCGGCGTCCTCCAGTTCCTCATCGGTCGGCGGCTGCACCGACAGAATGCCCTGCAACGATCGCCACTGCCACGGCATCTGCCGCAACCCGATATCGAACCCGAACCGGCCGCACCGATCCGCCTGGGCCGACTCATCGCCGCGATGCTTCGACTCGAATTCGGGTGTCTGGCGGCCTTTCAGCCGCGGCCAGGACCCGACCCACTCAGGCCACTGCGGACGCTCTGTCTTGCGGTTAGGCGGGCGCTTGGCGGCCGGACGACGGCTAGTACCGGCTGAGCGGGTCGCCGTTGCCATTGGGGGTCGCCGGTAACTGGTCAATCTGCCGGTGGATCTCCACCAGCAGCCGCCGCAGCTGCTCTGACTGCATCCGCGCCTCTTTCAGCGGGTCGTTGACGACGACCTCGACCGTCTTCACGCCGATCTTGACCTTGAGCCAGGCGTCCGGATCGCCCGCATGCAGCGCCCGCAGCCGCTCGACGTAATCGGCCGTGTGCGCGGCCTGCTCGATCAGAAACCGCAGCGTGTACGGATAGTCGGGCTTCGACAGCTCGTCGATCAGCTGCTGACCAGCCGTTTTCACCACCGGCGCAGCGGCCGGCGCCCGCGCCGCCTTTGCTGGTTTGCTGGCGGTGTTTGCTGGCTTCCGCGCTGTCACCGCCCTGGCCCCCGCCTCGCAGATTTTTCGGGTCCTCCGAAAAAAACCTGACGGCGCCCGGAGGGGTCAGGAAGGGCCCCCGGGCTCAGCTTTTTCGGGGGTGGGGGTAGCTGGCCGCGTTTGCCCTGGTCAGAGGCTTGCGGCGGCCGAGTATCGAGGCTGGTCAGGCGTGTTTGGGGTGCGTAGCGAACGATCACCACTGCATCACCACCTGCTCATGTTTGCTGGGCCGCTCGGCTTGTTTGCTGGCGGTTGCTGCGGCCTGCTCGTCGTACCAGCGCTTGGCCGCTTGGTGCATCTGCCAGGGTCGTTCGGCCTTGCAGCGGGCCAGCACGGTCGCGCGGCCGGGGTCGATCGTGACGAGCTGCGCGCCGGCCGCCTGGTACTGGGCGACGAGTGCTGGGCCGGGCATCGAGTGGATGACGTAGACGTCGTGCGCGGTGGCCATGGTGAGCGCTCGGTCGATCGCGGCCTGGCGGGCCGCCTTGGTGACGGCCCGGACGTGCTGGGGCGGGTCGTGGGGGTCGGCGCCGGGCGGTGTGAGCACGTTGGCGATGGCGTCGTAGTCGATCGTGATGTCGCCGTGCTTGGCGTGCTGCCGGACCCAGGTGGACTTGCCGGATGCTGGTGGCCCGGTGACGAGGTAGAGGGTCACCAGTCCATCACCAGGTCGTCGGTGGCCAGCTCGGTGGCGGTGATGGTGATGCCTCGGGTTGCGAGTGCTGCTGCCCATTCGGTGGGGTGCACACCGAGCGCCATGGGGCGTACGTCGTCGTGTCGGCCGTCTTGCCGCTGGCTGTTGCAGTCACCGTGGAGCAGTCGGTCTGCACGCTGGCCGCCGAAGGCGCGGGGCTTGCTGTGGTCTGCAGCGAGCTGCTTGCGGTCCCAGTTGCGCACCAGCAGCGGTGCTTTGAACATGGGTAGTCCGCACCACCAGCACGGTGTTCCGTCGACGTGGCACCGGAGCAGTCGGGCTGCGTCCTGCTGGTGCTGCCAGCCGAGGCCTTTGTCGGTGGTGCTGGGCTTGGCCCTACGGCTTGGCCTTGGCACTGCTGACGCGCTCCAGGCGGTACATCTGGCCGCCGCCGTCCAGCAGTGTGGCCTCGAGCGTCTGCTGTACCTGTTCGTCGAGGGGCCAGGCTTCGTCGATCAGGATCAGGTCGACGTTGGTGAGGCCGCGGCATGCGCCGCCGTGCTTGATGGCGCGAGTGGACGTGTTGAGCGAGCTCTTGAGGCCGAGCAGTTCGGATAGCGCTTCGGCGCGGGCGATCCGCTCGGCGACCACGATGGTCTTCACTTGGGCGCCTCGATTCGGATATCGAGGGCGCCGTCGTCGGCGTGCTCGATGTCGATGTTCAGCCCGTAGGCCTGCGCCATGCGTCCGATGATGAACTCGGCTGCGTTCAGCTTCTGCCAGGCCGGCATCAGCGTGATGGCTGCAGCGCGGTCGGCTGGTAGCGGCATGTTGGCGATGACCTGGCCGGGCATCTGTGGCCGCGAGTTGATGACCTGCTGGACGACGCTGGGGTCAGGCTGTTGCGCCATGGCGGGCCTCGCAGTCGGGGTTGATGTCGCGGGGCGGGATGCTGATCAGCCCGTCTGCGCCCATGGTGGTGGTGAGCAGTGGGCCGCCGCAGATCTTGCAGTGCAGCGTGACCTGCGTGTAGCTGCCCGCCATCTTGGCCTTGGCCAGTTCGGATTGGTCGGCGATGACCTTGCCTGCCTGGGCGATGCCGTGGTCGAGCGCTTCGGCGACGATCTTCGTGAACTGGTTAATCTGGCCTTGCTGCTCTTCGTCCTGCCCGGGGAAGGTCTGGAAGTTGACCAGCATCACGGGCCCGAGCTCGGGGTGCACCAGACCGGGAATCAGCTTCTGCAGCAGCTCGGTGCTCTCGGCGCTCACAGGCCGAACCAATCGAGGATGCGCCGCCACAGCGACGGGGCGGGCTTGGTGGCCGCGTTGGGCAGGGTCGGTGGAGCGCCCGCGATGCCTGCGATGAGCTGCTTTTGCCAGGGTGGCACGTCCAAGGTTTCGAGTAGCCCCTCGACCCCCATGCCGGCGCGCTGTCCGGCGTACCGGGCGTTGCGGATGGCCCGGTTGGCGATCTCGAGGCCCGCTTGCGCGGCTGATCCTGCGCCAGGGGTCGTGTGGTCGAGGCCGGACCAGTCCTGGGGGAAGTGGGTGACCTTGGGCGGGTAGACCTTGTGCGCGAGCTTGATGAGCGCGCGGGCGATGTGCTTTCGCATGGGGGTGCTCCAGGGGTGTGGTGTGGTCGTACGACGAACGCCCCGGGCCGGTTGGGCTCTCGGGGCGTTCAGCAATGGGCCAGATATGGCGAAACCCCCAGGTTGATGGGGGTTTTTGGGCAGCGTCTACGGCTGACAGATCGAAGTATACGCAGGTCAGGGCGGTTTATTGGCACTGGGCTGGTGGGGGTATTTGTCGTGTCGTCAGCTAATTGGGGTTGCTCAGCTGCGTAAACGGGCGCACAATGTCGTGTGTGTATGACACTACCGCTTGCGTCTATCGACTGTGTATGACACAATCGACTTATGCGATTCCGGTTCACACGCTCCAGCCGCAAGCACAAGATCGGCCGCGAGCACGCCCGCGCCGCGATGCTCAATGCGGTTTGGGTCGAAACCCGCCACTCGGACCTCGGCCCGGTCGGCATCTTCGTCGGCACCGACGACCGCGGCCTTGAGCTGGAGATCGGCGTTGTCGGCGCCAACGAGACCGTCGACATGTGGATCGTCCTGCACGTCATGCCCCGCAACTTCCGCGACTGAGAGAGGAACAACACCATGGCCCACAAGCCAGAACCCATCATCGAGACCGAGGACGTCGACCTCGGTGCCGAGGTGATCCACGTTGGCGACGGCCAGCGGCTCACCGAAGAGCTGGCAGACACCGTGGCCGACCAGCTCGCGCAGACCGGCCGCGAGCGCTCCATGGCCAACCTGGTCCCTGGCCGCAAGTCCCTGTCCGGCGAGGGGCAGCACTCACCGGTGGTTCAGGCCCGGGTGCCCGTGGACGTCCGCGACGAGCTCGAAGAGCTGGCCGGCGTGCAGGGGCAGAAGCCGTCGAAGTTTGTGCGGAAGGCGCTCGAGGACAGCATCGCGTTCTACGTGGTCTGGGAGCAGCAGTTCGACGGGGTCCAGTGGGATTGGGTCCGATTCGATAAGGCGCTGCCGCTGGAGCAGGCTTCGCAGATGTTCGACGACGTTGTACGGATCGCGGGCCACCTGGGTTATCGGCGGGTGCAGATCCGCCATGGCCGCGAGCACGTCGTCGAGGAATGGCCGAAGGCCGGCTAACGCCCCTATGTCAGGGGGTAGGGGTGATCAGCAGATTCGGAAGCTGCAGTCGCAGCCCTCGACCTGAACCGGTGTTACAGCGGTTCAGCTCCTGTACTCAAGGGTGCGAAGTCTCTCGAACATCGCGCCGTTGATACCCATGCTGGCGAGCGTTTCCGCAGCGGCCAGCACTTCAGGCGACGGCGTCGCGGGCCGCCAGGGCCCCTGTGTGCCTATCGGTATGCGCTCGCCGGTCCGCGGGCCTGTGATCCAGACGGGGAACCCGTTTCTGTCGATTGCCACACTGTCGCCGTGGGTGCTCGTCACCCACGGAACGGCACCCCATGGGACTGCATCTAGTGCGTCATACACCTGTTGAGTTCCCCCTGACGTCGTCGGATGAGGTGTTCCACACCTCGGACCGGGCCAATTGGGCGTTCACCTTGGCCATGTCGGCGTTCGCTGTCCGCGCCAGCGATTCGACGGTGTCAACCTCAGGGATCTCGCGCACACCCATCATGGTTCCTTACGTCAGGTTGTCGAGCTGCTCGGGATCAGGTTTCCGTGGCCGATCGCGCAGTCTCGCATCAGCATTGGCGTCGGCCCTCCAGTCGGGGCAACCGCATTCGATGCAGTCCTCGCTACCGTGCGCCTGATGCCCGCAGTCGTAGCACTTCACAGCCCGTGCTCATCGCGTGTACGGCCGCAGTACGTGGCATCGGTGCCGTCGCTACGGTGGGTGCACTCGTCGTCGTCGGGGTGTCCCTCGACGGGTTGGAAGTCGTGGTCGATCATGTGCGCTGTCCTCCTGTGGTTGTCGGCGCGATAAGTGCTCACTGCGTCTGTTGCTGTGCAGGCTGTTTCGCCTGTTCGTCGGATCGGAGTGCGCGGACCTTGGACAGGCTCCAGACGCGCGGGTCGCCGCGCAGGATCCGCGTGGGGACGAGCTGGCCGCGGTGGATCCAGCCGCGTGGCTTGAGCTTTCCGGCCTTGACCCACTCGTAGAACTTCACGCGCGAGACGTTCTCGCCGATATCGGCCAGGACCTCCAGCAGCTTCGGCTCGGTGAGCAGATCGCGATCGACGGCGGCCTTGAGCCGGTTGCGTTGTACGTCGATGTCGCACTTGCACGCTGGGCACACCACCGTGCGGTCGTTGATATCGGCGTAGAGCACTCGGCCGCACTCGATCGGCTCACCCTTGTGGTTGCGGCCCCGGATGGTCGGGCAGGGCCCGGCGAAGTGCCGGTTGCTGCGGTTGATGGCTGCGACGAGTGTGCCGCCCTTTTCGTCGCTGCCGACGAGCCGGTTGAGCTCGCGGTAGACGTGGCCGGCGCGCTTGTGGCGGGCGATGATCGCGGGCCGGCGCATGAGCCAATCGATCAGCTCGATGATCGTGGGCTGGTATCCGGCTGGCAGGCGGCGCCACGCCGGGCGTAGCGGGCCGATGAATTCGTGTGTGACGGTGCACTGGAGCGGGATGGGTCCGGGGCCGTTGATGGTTCGCACCATGTCGTGGATGGCTTTGCGTGCCTTGCGGGCGGTTTCGGCGGCGTCGAAGTCCATGACGTTGAGTTCATCGGGGCGGCGGGCGCGGCCGATGGTGCCGGTGGCGATGCGATCCAGTTTCTGGATGCGGTGGTCGAGTTCGTTGAGCAGCCAGGGCAACTGGTCGATCATCACGGCTAGCTGTTGGGTGCAGTCGTCGCACAGGTAGAGCTGGGTGGGGCGTTGGCAGGCGTTGTTCCGGCACGTGTTCATAGGCGCTCCGTCTCGTTGACCTGCACGGGTTCCGGTTTTGCGCACGAAATTGAGGCGGGCCAGTCGATCTTGTCCAGGCCGGTGGTGTGCCGGGGCTTCGGTTGGAACGGCATGGGGTCGCCGAGGTGGAACGCGCCGATGGCGGCCAGGCCGAGCGCGTCAGCGACGTCGTCGTTATTGCCGATCCGGCTTTTCCAGTCAGGCCACCACGAGCTGACGGTGTCGATCATCAGCTGCTTGTCCTGTTTCCGTCGCTGGGCGCGGGTCAGTCCGGTCTCGCGGCAAGATCCCTTGCCGGTGACCCACACCTTCAGCGTCTGGTTGTGGACCACCACGAACGGGATCTTCGCCAGGTCGAATGTCTCGATGATCTTGTGCCAGAGGAACGATCGGTCGAATTCGCCGCCGAAGGCCTGGGCGCCGTAGGGGTGTTCCTCGATGAGCATGAGGTCCGGTTTCCCTGCGGTGGTGATGGCTTCGTAGATCTGCCGGTTCTGGTACCGCACGCGGCGGTTACGCAGTAGCCAGCTCTTGCCGCTGTAGCCGCCGCCGCGGTCGGTGAAGCCAGGGCTGGCGATGTGTACAGGCTGGCCGTCTTGGACGATGGCGATGCCTGCGCTGGTGAGGCTGGGGTCGATGCCGACGACGATCATGCGTTGCCATCCTTGAATTTCGCAGCGGGCGTGGTGGACGATCCGGCCGACCAGGCGGCGCTTCGGGTTGATCGTCTGGTGGCACCAGATCTCGGGCATTGCGCCGCAGATCGGGCACTTTTTGCGGAGCGCCAGGCGCACGGCCGGGCCCTTCGGGTTCGCCAGTTTGGACGCCTTGGAGGTCACAGGTAGGGCGCCTCGATGAGTGCGGGGATCGATCCGACGAGGTCGCTCGATGGAGTGATTCGGAGTTCGCCGATCCGGACGTCCCCCGGCGCGTTCGGGATCAGGATCCGGACGTCGGTGAGCACGATGCAGCTCGGTTCGGCTGGTAGCGCGATCGCGGCTGCGGTGGTGAAGTCGTCGACGATCTGGCTGGGCTTGTCGCCGGGCTGGAGCTTGATGGACTGGACGAGCCAGCCGGACTGGATCTTGCGAATGTGGTGCCCGCGCAATCTCATCTGTCGCTCCAGTCGAAGGCGCGATCGATGGCCCAATTCAGCGCGGTGGCGGCCAGGGCGAGGACAGCCCAGGCGACGGCACCGAACGCGGCGGGCTGCCAGAGCGGGTCGCCCGTGTAGATCGCGGCCGCGGTGCCGATGGCAACGAATGCGGCGCAGACGATTCCGAAGAATGCGGCGAAGAATCGGGCCGCCTTCATGCGAGCCACCCGGCAGCGCGCAGACGGTCGGCGGCGGCTTCGACGCGGTCCCAGAGTTCACGGGCCCCGCTGTTGCGGTCCGGGTGTGCCTCGGCGCGTGCACGGCGGTAGATCGCTGCAGCGTCGGCCGGCGCCGGTGGATGATGCGCCCGACTGTCCACACTGGCCAGGAACACGAGCGCTTCGGCAGCGTTGGGGAATCCCTTGGCGGGCTTCGCCTCGATGGCGCGCCAGCCCTGGTACTGCTCGTCGCCCGGGGTGATGCCGTAGCGGTCGACCTTGCGCAGCGCTTCGAGGCCGAGCGCGATCGCCCGCAGGTTGTCTTGCCAGCGGTCGAACTTGTCGCACGGGAACGACAGCGGGCCCTTCGCAGACTCGATGCTCAGGATGACGCCGGGGTGGCTGGGCACCGCGTTGGCGCGGGGCATGCCGTCGCTGATGCGGAAGTCACGCTCGCGCAACGCGATCTGTAGCACCGTGTCGGGGTGGCGCCGGCCGTTGCCGAGGTGGAACGTCTCGCGGTCGAGCAGGTCGAGGGTGGCTGACCAGTTGGCCGAGAACTGCGAGCGTTGCCGGTTGCGGGTCTCGGGCCGGGGCCATGCGTCGATGGGGCGCAGGGTCATCCGGGGCGGGTAGTTGCTCACTGGTCTCCGTCCTTGGTGAGTGCGGCGCGGCAGGCGGCGCTGCCGCGTTCGGCTGCTGCGGTGCGGTCGACGTGGTCACAGACCTGGGTGCCTCGGTAGCCGTCCTGGTCGCAGAGCGTGCATGCCGCGATCGCGGCGGCTGTGAGGTGCGCGGGGCCGTCGTGCTCGGCGTGCCAGGCTGCGAGGCCTTCGGCGTACCGGCGTTCACGGTCGGCGCGGTCTGCATCGAGGTCATGCACGTGCATTGGCGGTCTCCCATTCGTGATTGGCGCAGCGGACAGCGGGTTCCACGGGTTCGCGGGTCTGGGGATCGAGAGCCCAGCCGAGGGGGTCGCAGTCGGGGCACTCGTCGAGCTCGCGCACGAACTCGCGGCGTCGAGCCTCGGCGGCGGCGTGGCGCAACTGGTCCCACGCTTCGGCTTCGTGCCGCGCGTCAGCGCAGGCGCCACACTTGCGGGGGTGCCCTGGCTTGTCGTACTCGGAGCAGCGATCAGAGGGGCGGGGGCCGTTGGGGTCGATCGCGGTGCCCTGGTGACGTTCCCTACTAGGTAACCCCTTTTGGAGAATGGAGCCGGAGTAAGGAGCAGGAGCAGGAGTAGGGCCGGGGTCAGCGTCGGGGTTAACGCCACCCTGCCCGTAACCCTTAGCGGAGGGGTCAGCGTAGGGGTTGCCGTTGGGGTTAGGCGAAGGGTTAGCGCTGGGGTTAGGCGTGGGGTTGTACGGCTCCAAATCCGTCGGATCGATCGCCTTCTGAGTAAGCAGCTTCGCCACCGCATCGCGCTTCCACGCCGACAGATCCGGCTCCAGCGCCTGCACTTTCAACACCTCGTGCACCACCACACCGCGCAGCGACCGAGACGACAGATCAGCGCGAGCGTTGGCCATCGACACCGCCATGTTCGGCTGGCGGCAGATCCCGTCCTCGGCGATCCAGAACCGCAGCAGGTACTCCTCGGTGTCCGGATCGATGATCAGGATGCGATCGCGGGCCAGCTCGGCGCCGGCCGATTCGACGGCCTGGGCGGTCCAGCCCTTGGCCTTCGATGCGATGCGGCCGGGGTGCCAGTCGCCGCTTCCGCAGTAGGACAGCTCGGGGCTGTGCCAGAGCACGAACAGCAGGTGTTGTGCGGGTGGGGTGAGGTCCAGCACGGTGTCCTCGCCCCAGAGGCTGAGCGGCCACCTGGCGTGGTCTTTACCGGTTCCGCGCGCCATGGGTCGCCTCCTGGTCGTCGATGTCGAATAGCGGGTCCATCTGTGCCGTCAGCGCGGCGGTGCGCGACTGTGCGGCGGTCTGCAGGTGGTGCTCGAGGTCGTAGTGCAGGTGGCATCCCTGGCACATCGCCTTGAGGTTGTCGTCGTCACAGTCCTCGGGGGTGTGGTTGAGGTGCGCGACGGTCAGCACGACCTTGCTGCCGGTGCCGTATGCGGGCTGTCCGTGGACGTTTGGGCACCGGCCGGAGTGTGTACCGCGCCGGCATTCGCCCTCGCACTCACAGCGGCCCTGGGCCCGCACGAACCGGATGCGGCTGCTGATCTCGCGCCAGTCGTCGGGGTACCGGCTGCGGTTCTCGGGACGGATCGGCATCACACTGCCTCCCAGAGGGTGCGTTGCAGGTTGTGCTCGGTGGTGTCGACCCGAGACCGGCCGGGCATGTTCCATCCCTTGCGTGGCTTGCGTTCAGCGACAACCCGCCAGCCTGCGGCGCGCAGTGATGCGCCGGACTCGCTGGCGAGCGTGTAGGTGATCAGTCTTTGGTATCCAAGTGCTTTCGCCGCGCGCCAGGCTGCTCCGTAGAGCATCGAGTTGGCGTTGCACTCTCCGGTGGTGCAGGTGCGGCGAACTTCGAGGGTCCAACAGTCATCGAACGCAGGCGCGATGGGCCGGCCGACCATTGCGACACCGACGATCTCGCGGTCCTTTGCGACTGCCACGCTGAACTTGTGACCTTGAGCAGGCGGGTGGTGCCTGTGGTGCAGCTCGACGAACCTGGATGCCTCGGCGAACGTGATCGGGCAGAGGTATAGGTCAGACATTGGCCAGCTCCAGCAGTACGTCGGCGTGGCAGTTGAAGTCGCCGAGCGAGCCGTTGCGGTGCACGCGCCGTGGTGGGCACCAGCACGCGAGGTCGCGGCCGGCCAACTCGGCGCGGATCTCGTCGAGACTCGGATAGTCGGGGTACCGGCCGTTGAGCAGGTCCCATTCGAAGCACTTGGCGGCGAAGTAGCGCGCGGTCTCCATGTCGGCGTAGGACGGGCCGCCGTTGCGGTCGAGCGGTGAGCCGTGGACGCGGTACATGGTGCAGTACCGGCCGCGGTAGGGCGTGATCCGAATGGGGTTGCCCCACTTGCTGGGTCGTCCGACGTAGATGGCACCCGGGGGCATACCTGGCTCACCCGCTCGGCGCTTCCGCTGAACCCGCTCAGGCATCGTCGTCACCCGGCACGTAGAGCACGCGGGCGGGGAGCTGCGGTGCGACCTCGGAGAGCATCAGCAGCCGATCGCCCGAGCACCAGAAGTGGTTTGCCTTCCAGAGCGGCAAGCTGCGTGGCATGTCTCGCTGAATGACGGTGTGGAACGGCAGCGTGTCGAGCTCGTCAACGGTTTCGATGACTGGGTGCAATTCGGTGTCGATCTGGGCGGCCAGCTCGGTGATCTTCCGGTTGTAGTCCCAGGTGGGTGTGTAGTCGTTCGGGAGCAGAACGCCTGAGCAACGCAGGATCTGGGCGATGCGGTCGACGCGGTCAGGCATTGGCCGCCGCCTGGAGTTGGCCGAGGATATCGGCGGGCGGGGTCCAGAGGCCGAGTGCGCCCTTGCAGGGGATCGGCTCGGGCAGCGGGCGTGGGTTTTCGAGCACCAGGTGCGTGATGCGGCGCCGTTCCCGGCCGCCGTGCTCGACGTACGCCGATTCGCCCCAGGGCTTGCAGCACCCGGCGTCCGGGTGGCAGTCGACGAGCTCGGCAACGCCGATGATCGCGCCGAATGTGAACCGGTGAGCTTGCAGACGCCCGTAGGTGAGGCTGGCAGAGCCGTCTTCGCGCATCACCGCGCCTTGCACGAGGGTCGAAAGTGCGCCGCGATCGGACCAGCGCGCGCCAGCATGGATGGCCAGCGGGCCGCGGTAGGACCACAGCTGTGTGCGGTTCTCGATGAGCTTGCCGCCGTGAACGATTGCCCATGCCCACGGCTGCTGCACGGTCAGCGCCTTCATCGCTTGCCGCCAAGGAACTCTTCGAGGTCGACGAAGGCGCCGTCGCGGATCGCCTGGGGACTGACGTAGCGCCAGGGTCCGTAGGTGACTGTGCGCGTGACGATCCGGGCCTCGGGCCGGAAGTCGGGTAGCGCTTCGATCGCGCCGCACAGCTCGTCGGTGACCTCGCGCGCACCGCCGCCGCGCACCGGCTCGATTGCGTACTGGTGCTCGGTGCGGGTGTCGTCCGGAGCATCACCGGCAATCGCCCAATCGAAATAGGGACGCTCGGCGTCAGCGATGGCGGCGGCCTGCACGACGCAGGCGTAGTCGTCGAGGTCGTCATACTGCTCGGGGGTCAGTTCAGGCATTGGCGGGATGCTCCAGATTCAGGATGTCGACGATGTGGTCGTGTTTCATTTCGTGCAGCTGGATGGCGTGGTCCAGTACTCGGCCGGTGAGATTCCATGTGCGCGAGCAGTCGGAGCAGCGCGCTGTCGTGTCGGGCTTCGCAGCCCGGGTGACGGTGACGCGCGGCATAGGTTGGGGCCTGGCCGGTGCCGATTGGTCCACTGCTTTGGGCCCAATGACCTGGGGGGACTTGGCGGCTGGCCTAGTCGCCGGTGATCTCGCTGCAGAGTCGTCCACCCGGGCCGGCGCGCCGAGCACCTTGTCGGCGACACCGTCCACCAGCTCACCAATCAGCCGGTGCGCGCGGGGGAGCGGATTGTCGTCGGCGGGTGTGACATTCGCCGGAATATCTTTCGCGCGAATGTCACTCGCGTTCTCGGATGCCTCAGCGGCTTCGGCGCGCTTGATGGCGTTGTAGATCGTCGGCCGGGACACGTTGTACGCGAACGCGATTCTCGGCACGGGTTCGCCGGACCGATACCGGGTGAGGATCATCTCGTCTTGCTGCGGCGTGAGCGACGGCCCGCGCACGGTACGCGGCTTGCCGGACGTCGGCGCGGACTCGGGCACCGCCGCAGCACTCTCGTCCTGCTGTGGTTCTGCTGCGGCGGCGATCTGGTCGCAGATGCTGTGCACGACGTTGTCGACGATCTCGTCGGCACGTCCGACGATATCGCCGAGCATCCCCGTGATGAGTCCGCGCACGAGTGCGGTGATGGCGCCGCGGATCTGCTCGTCAGACAGCTCTTGGATCGCGGCACGCACGACGT